TCAGGGGTAGAGCACAACCTTGCCAAGGTTGGGGTCGAGGGTTCGAATCCCTTCGCCCGCTCCAGTTTTCCTAAGAAATACAACGGACTTAGCGACATTCCCCATAACGGGGACCGCATCCGCTCGCACGCTACTAGCACGCACGGTTACAGGGGTGATCGGACGCGAGGCGAGCCGACCGACTTCATCCATGAGGTCGTCTAGCGCCTCACGGGCCTTGCCCAGATAGTCCGGGACGTACTTCGCATAGCGCCCGGTCGTCCGAAAGTTCGGCATGGAGTGCCCAAGCATCCCGGCGATTTCGAGTTCGGGCACGCCACGCGAGCGAAGCTCTGTCGCGACGGTATGGCGGATCGAATAGGGCACCACGTCATCGCTGAGGCCCGCGTCGTCCCGAATGGTGCGCCACGTCTTGTTGATCTTTTGAATCGGCTTCCCCTTCCACTGGACCAGATGGCTGTTGGCCGTCTCAATCCACGGGACAAGGAAATCGGGCATGGGCACCACGGGGCGGCGCTTTTTCGTCTGCGACCGGCCCGGCGGATTCAGGTCAATGATCCCGCGCGCCGTGTCGCACTGGAATCGCGTAAGTTGCAAAATGGCTTCCGGGCGCGCGGCGGTGCCCAGTAGCAGCATGACGAACATCTGGAGGTGCGGCGGCTCAGTTGCATCCCATAAGGCGGCAAGCTCCTCAATCGACAGGACACGTTCGCGCGGCTGGCCTTCGGGCAGCGTGCCGAACGGGACCGGGCGGTCTAGCTCGCCATTCTTCCACGCGAAATTGACGGCGGCCTTCACGGCCCCCATGGCGCGTTTGATAGTGCCGTCCGCGTAGCCTTGTCCCCGGAGCTTGCGAACAACCTCCATCTGGCGCTCAAGCGTGAACTCCCCAACCGTCATGCCCGGCGACAGAGCTTCAAGGATGATTGTGAGGTTGCGGCGCTGGATTCCGGCGGAGCGGACATGCTGCCCTTGCTTGTCCTGATAGCGGGCGCAAACGGTCGCCAGCACGACAGAGCGCGGCTCCTCCCGGTCACGGCGACCGTGGAGCGTGTACCACTCCGCTAGGGCCGCTTTTGCGGTTTCAAGATCGCCAGTGCCGAGTGATGCTCTGCGAGTCTGTCGCGTTTCGGCGTCGAACCATGTTCGGCACCACTGCGGGCTGTTAGGCCGTCGGCTGAGCCAATACTCGCCAAGCTCAAATGGCCGTTCGTCTGAATGTTTGGACATGCGGGGACCTCATTCCTTTGCAAATAATCGAGAATATGTTGTTCGGTGTACCGGGGACGGCCTCCAATTTTGACATAGGCAATTTCGCCACGGCTGCGGATGCGCCGCAACGTGTCAGCCGACATCCCCAGGCGCGCGGCTGCCTGCCTTTCGGGCAGTAGCTCCGGGAGCTTGAGGATGTCGGCGGACATCGGATTGACCTCAGAACGTACCGTTGAGGCGGACAGCGACATCCGGGCTAGGGTTAGCGGCGGCTTCCGTCGCCACGCCCAGCTTCGTGTTGCCGCTAGCGGTCTTGTTCACGAGTCCGGTGGCGGAATCGTAATAGACGACATCGCCCGCCGCGATGGCCAGCGCCGACACCTTGGGCAGGCGAAACACGCCGACCGTATCGACATCGACCGGCGCGCCGTTCGCCGCGTCGCCATTGGCAACGCCGATGATCGACCCGACGGCGACAACAGCGCCGGAAGTGATTTCCGCCGGAGCGGTCAGAGTGAGCGTGTTGCCCGGTTGAATATAGTTCTTCATCTCAAAGTCCTTTCGAGGTGCGAAAGATGATTGTGGAGGGTGGCCGACCGCCGCTCAGATTCGCGATTTCCCGGTCTAGAGCCGCCAAGGCGGCCCGCATTTCCGAACCTGAGGAAAAGGCGACCTCCTCCCCGTTCTGGTCCCGGAACGAACGGATTCCGTCGGTCAGGGCCTTGAACAGGGAGTCGCGCCGTTGCTGGAGGTCGGCCAAGGTCGCCATGTTACAGGTCGTCCTCGCCCAGATCGTGATAGGCCCCGCGCCAGTCCACGGCCCCGCAACCGAAGTCGAGGACAACGCGGAACTCCCGGCCAAGGACTTCCCAACCGTCACGGCTGGCAATCTGCGGACCCTGAGCGGACGACAGATAGGCATATTCGAGGACGGGCAGCATTGCCGGGTCCGCGAACACATACCAGTCATCACCGGACAGGCGCGGTTCGATCAGCAGCGTCATTTTGCCGGAGAACGGATTCTGGTCGTCCACCTTGGCGGCTGCCAGTTCGGCCAGCAGCTTTTCAAAGGTCGTTTCCAGTTCCGGCGCGGCAAGGATGAACTTGGGCGTCGCGCTGATCGGAGACACGCCGTCCAAGCCGGTCTGACGGCGAAGCGCCAGCCGGGCCGCCGATAGCGAGTCCACGTCGGGAGCCGCGCCCGTCGCCGACAGGTTGCCGTGGGCGGCGGAGAACAGAGCGTTGCCGTCGTCCATGACAGGGTTGCCGGTCAGCAGTCCGACAAGCTGGTCCGCTTCCGTTTCGGCGGCGGCCCGGCCCATCATCTCCGCCCAGCGCGCGAACGCGCCAAGGTCGTCATTGATGATCGCCTTGCGGGACAGGTTGAACATGCCGCCGAACGTCTCCAGCGAATAGCCTTCCTTGGCTTCGCCGGTCGTCAGGGCCTTGATCTCCCCGGCCTCAGTCACCTTTTGCAGCTTGCCGAACTCGCCCAGCTTGAGGAGTGACATGGGGCGGAAGTCGTCCGCCGTCCGCTGGCGCGCCAGTTGCTTGAGGCGGGATTCCGCTGCCCGATAGGCGGGCATAAGAATCCGATTGCCTGTTGCCGTCGTTAGGTCCGCAAAGTCGCTAGTGACGTGCATCGCGCGCGTCAGCACCTCCTCACGGCCCATGGCACTAACGCCCGGCACTCCGGCCCGCTGGAGCGACACGCGCGCCATGTCGGACAGGCCCATATTGATATAGGGACGCGCGGCTTCGCTAGGGGCGGTCCCCATCGCCCGGCAGGCGAGAGCTTCCGCCATGCGGTCCTGCACCACCGCAGGATCATCGCCCGACGGCCCGACGCGGATATTCGAGACCGGGACGCTGCGACGCTGCATTTCAGCGAACACGGCGGAGCGGGCCTCCTCCACGGTTGCCTCACGGTCGATCAGGTCGTTCGCGAAGGCGGCTGGCAGGCGCGCATAGGTGACGGCGCTGCGAATCTGGGCGTTCACCTCCGCCCGCGTTTCGTTTTCGGGCGGGTCGGAAATGATTTCCTGCTGCCCCGTTTCGATTTCATCTTCCATCGTTTGACTCCTGATGGTTGCGTTGGCGTCGGCGGGGACAGCGACAAGGCTCGCCTCAACAATCTCGAATAGGACTGCCGTGCGAATGAGTTTGCCGGACTTGGGGTCACGGCGTTCGGACCATTTCTTGACCCGGTAGCCGACGCTAACGCCGGTCACGTCGCCACGGGCGACGGCGGCAAGCGCGGACGGGTCAGAGATATTGAGCGTCGCGACAATCGCGCCCGGCTCAAACCGGATATTGGAAACCGACCCTTTGATGTCGGCAATGCTGGTCTGGCGATGCGAGTCCAGCAGCGGGAGGCGCTGGGCGAACTCCACGTTCTCCGGCCCGATTGCCAGCACCTCCACATGGCCGCCCCGTTGAACGGGTGCGCCGGTCGTCAGAGTCACGTCAACGGTGCCCGCGTCCGCGTCGAACGTCTGCGGAACGAAACCGATGGCAGGGGCGCGGCGGGTCTCAAGTACGGTCGTCATTACAAGCCCCCAAAGTCGTCAGGATCGGGCAGAGGATCGACGCCGCGCGGCTTCCGGCAAAACTGGTAGGTCCGGGCGTCGGTCGCCTCCAGCCGCTCCCGGAGGTCGTCATGGCTGTCCAGCAGGTCGGCAATCAGTGGCGCAAGCGCGCCCTTGTGCAGGATCGTGCCGACCGAACCGGCGGGCGATTCAATGCGGATGGTATAGAACGGCGGATAGCTACGCACTGGCGGCCTCCTTCGTTTCTCCGAACGACAAGCCCAGTTCGCGTTCGCGCTCCCGGTCGGAAATGATTTCCGAATCCAACTCTTCGACAGAATAGCCTTGCGCCGCGACGGCCCGGCGGCGGGATGTCAGCCCGGCGGCAATCATGGTCGCCGTCGCCTCCGCGTCCTTGGCCGGGTCGATCCACTCTTGCACGGGCATGATCCATTCGCAGGCAAACCACTGGTCCGCGTTGGACTCAAAGTCCGGCGCGTCGATTTCGCCTGCCAGAACGGCGGTCGTCACGAACCGCTGCCAGACGGGCCTCAGCAGTTGCGGAACGATAACCTGAAACTGGATTGCCTCCACCCGGCGGCGGAACTCCAGCAGCCCGGCCCGGAGGGACGAATAGTTTGCGCCAGTGAGGTCGCCCGTCAGCAGGTACTCAGGGACGCCCAGCCCGGCGGCGATGCCGCGAAGCTGGAGCTTAGCGAAGTCCACCGTCTGCTGGGCGTTCTGGGGGCCGGAAAACTTGATGTCGAAACCGCCCGGCAGGACCTTGAGGGTGCCGGGTTCCAATCCGGTTTGCATTATGGAATCGGCGGTGACGCCCTCAAACGGGAAGCCCGCCGCCGTGCCATTCTGATCGACCAAGAAGCCCGCGAACATGGCGGCGACCTTCGCCGACAAGCAAGGCGTCGTCCAACTGGTCCAGTTCGCCCGCCCGGATCAGGACCGGGGCCAGCCACGAAATGCCGCGCACCTGCCCCGGCCCCAGCGGCTTGAACAGATGCACAATGTCGGCGGCGGGGACGCGCACGGGAGGCGCATAGCCCTCAAAGATCGCCGTGGGATCAATCGGGCGAATCCAATAGGCGACCCGGCGGCCTTCCGCGTCAAACTCCACGCCCGCGATGATGCGACCGCCGGAACTCAGTTCGGAGGTCTGGGCAATGTCCACTTGCTCCGGCGCAATCCGGCGGAGCCGCAAGCCTTCGTCCGTCGTCACCATCTGGGCAAACGCTTCGCCGCTAACCACCATGTCGCGAGCCATGCCCGCAATGAGTCCGTGGAAATCGGTCAGCCCGTCATAATCGGCGACAGGTGCCCAGCGGTTGAACGCCGATTGCACCACGGGGCGGGCTTCGCGGTTCGGATGCTGGGGCGTCGGGACAATCCCCGGCCCGACAAGCGCCGTGACGTGGGCTGCAACGGCGTTAGCAAGCCAAGGGTTGTTCTCCGCCGCATAACGGGCTTTCCGGGCGATGATGGCGCTGCCCGTCAACGTCTCCGGCCCGTAGCTCCCGAAGGACGCATTGCCCCGCTGTCCCGACGCTGCATCCCAACGCCGTTGCAGCACGTCGCGCCCGGTGGTCCGTTCCCGCTTTGCGGAGCGGCTGAATAGCCGGTCAATGAACGACGGACGTGCCACCGTCAGTTCGCCTTCACCCGTTCGAGGATCGGATTCACGAGCGCATTAATGTGCAGGGTAACGGAAGCGATGACGCCACCCTGTTCGGCGTCCTGAGCCGCGATGATCTCATCCGCACGGCTATTGCTGACGGCGCTATGCTCGAAATGCCCCCGGATAACGCGATTGCCGTCCAGAATATCAAAACGCACGGTCGCGGGTTTGCCGTCAATGGCAGCCTGCACCGCATTTTCCAGCCCACTCATCCGGCGCTTGCCTGCACCTTCCGCCGCATGGTCCCGCACGTCGAGGAAACGACGGAAAGCACGAACTTCCCAGTTGGCCGCCATGAGTGAGGCGAACACTCGCGCCATGCAAAGCGTATGCAGATTGTAGATGTCTGGGGCGCGCTCACCCACGCCACGGGAGCCGCTGGGGTTGAGAATCCCCCGACCGACCAGATTCTTGATAGCGCGGTGAAGCGCCTGCATCTGCTGGAAGTCCATACCCAGCACATGCCCGATATGATCGGTCATCTGGGTAAGCGTAAATTCGTTGTCCACGGGGCACCTCGCAATGTTGTCGAGGTGCCTTATGTCACGTTTGACATGATGTGTCTACGATTCGTTGACTCGGTATGTCCATAGACGTATATAGCGAATCGCCGGGCGCGAAGTCGCGGGGACCTAGCGTTCGGCAAACCGCCTTTCCGGTGTTCGTATCCACCGGCTTGGCGTCTCCTAAGAGTGAGGCCCGTCTGCCACGGGCCTTGATTTCCGGGTAGGCCGTGCAGGGGGTGGTTACGCCTGCACGGCCTTCTTGCATCAAAATTCGATGCCTGTTGCCTGCTTCACAATCCGCTTGATAAGATCGACTATCAAAGCTCCCCCGACAGCCTTGCCGACTTTAGCGGCGACGCTCGTGGCATCTTCGATTGCCATGACGACGCCGACACGGATTTGCACGACATACAATTCCGCAGCGGACCAGAGTTGCCGTGCTGCGGTGAGTGATTGGATTATCCGGTCTCGTTCTTCCGCCGTTTCACCAATTTGATTGTTCTGGCGAACCTGCTCAAAAAGCTCGTCCAGTCCCTTAACGACTTCCTGATATTCGGACTGGTTATGATTCAGCCGGACCAGTCTATTCGCGGCGGGAACGATCTCTGCCGAAGCAGAATCAAGAATTTCCACGCTGGCAGGCTTTTCGCGCTCAGCAGTTCCCAGCCCAAGATATTCACGAATTTCGTCAGCATCGCGGAAATTTGCTTCGACGTGCCGATACCCATCCGGGCCAAGCTGGAAACTCCATTCTTCGTAACCGCTAAGGACTTTGTAGACGCTCTTGAAGTAGGAATACTCCCACTCATCCGCCATTCGGCTGATCCAATTATCGTTTTTCGGCTTGAAGCCATATTTCTCGTGAATGTCACGAGCGGAAGGAATGCGACTTATTGATTTCTCAGCCTCTAAATACAGGGCAGCTATAAACCGCTCCGTATAATCATCATAGTTGTCCATCGTGCCCCTAGCTCTATTGTCGATTAAGCCATTTCGACCGAATGACTGGCGACACAATAGGCGGGAGCGCGGCGGGGGTCGATAGCTCCTCCTCCCGGCGGTCCAGATTGGCCGTGACCAGATGACGGGCGGCGAAGGCGTAAACCGTGCAGTCCAGCGCCTCCGCTCTCATTCCCGGCTTGCGCTCAAACCGGCGGACGGGCTGCCCGCGCACATATCGGACGACACGGCGCTCCGATGCCAGTTGCTCATACCACGCAGTTTCCAAGCTATCGCTGAATCGGATTGTCCGGCCCCGCGACAGGCGAGTCAGAATCTGCGATTTCAGTCCGTCCACGCCGACAAGAAACAGCTTCACGCCTTTGGACTGGGATGCTGATACGGGCGGGCGTGTGCCCGCTACCCCTTTGCCTGCCATCACTTTCCGGCCAAACCGGGGACGGCAGAACGCATAGACATGAGCGGTCCAATCGCCATCGCCGGAGTCGATGATCGCCGAGTCCAGGCGGAGCGTTCCACCGCGCGGGTGCGGCCATGTCGTCCGCAACAGGTCATCCAGTTCCGCCCATGTGGAATCGTCACCGGGGCTGCCCCAGATGACGACATGCCCAAGGATCAAGGCGGCATCCCGGCTCCAGCCAGTGAACGTGATTTCCAATCGGTCGTCCTGCACGTCCACGCCAGCCGTGACGACAAGGACCTCCGGCGGGACGTTATCAAGGCCCCACCGCTCCGCGCGGGCCTGCAATTCGCTCTCCTCCAGTTCGTCGGCGGCCTCCCTCCAGCCTTCCGCCAGAATCGTATTAACGAACGTGCAAAGCATGTCCGGGCTGCCCTTTGCGGCAAGGAACTCCGCTGCAAGTTTGCCCCACGCCGCGTTGGCATGGGGAGAGACCAGCGCATTGATCCTGAAACCGGCATGGCCTTGCACCTCCGGGCGCGTGGCGCGCCAGCGGCCCGCGTCGATCATGGCGGGTTTGAACTTCTCGGAAATCATTTCCTCGCAATGCGGGCAACGGAACGCCGCCGTCTCCGGCTGGTCCGGCTGCCATTCGATATGCGACCATTGGATTTCCGTGAACGTGCCGCACTCCGGGCACGGGACCTCAAACACGCGCTGGTCCGACTGGGCATAGGCTCGCAGGACATTGCTGGTCGCCTCCAGCGTCGGCGTACTGCCCATGATGATTTTGCGATTGGCGAAACTGAGCGTCCGGCGCTCCGCCAGCAGGACCGGGCTGCCTTCCGCTCCCGGTTCCATCGCGTCCGCTTCGTCGATCAGCAGGACGCGGACATTGTGGCGGCGGAGGTTCCGGGGCGACTTTGCCGCCACCACCTTGAGCGACCCGCCGGGGAAGCGCCGGGACAGCAACGTGTTCCGGCCACCTTCGGAACTATCATCGCTCAGCAGTCCCGCAAGCGCGGGCGTGGCGGCGAAAATCGGTTCCATGTCGGAAACCATGAAGTCGCGGCAATCCGCTTCCGTCGGCAATAGCAGCAGGATCGGGGATGGCTCATTCGCGGCGAAGCTCCCGACGGTCGCCGTCAACAACGTGGACAGTCCGACGCGAACCGATTTCACCAGAGTCACGCGCTCAATCGTCGGGTCGGACATGGCGTCGGCAATATCGCGCTGGAAAGCCCATAGCCGGACATCGCCGGGGAGCGCCGACACGTCGTCCGGCAGCCGGAGGTTAGATTCGATCCACCGGGACAGCGGCAGGCGCGGCGGCGGCCTGAGCGCCGAAAGGGCCTCCAGCCGAACCGGCAATATCGCGCGTTCAAAGCCCATTGTTCGCAAGCTCCTCCAGCGCGTCCCGGATTTCCCGGTCTATGATGTCGAGGTCATGGGCGGACAGGTGCCCTAGCTGCTGCTGAATCCGGCTGGGCGTCGCCAGCATCCGGGACCGGACCAGCCGGAGGATCGACGCCCATTCATCGGCGACCACTTGCGCGGGCAACAGTTCGCGCCGGGTCGCTGCGTTCTGCATTTCCAGCTTGTCCGCCTGTTCCCGTGCAATGCGTTCGCGCTGAGCAGTCAGGCCCGCCGATGATGCACCACGTTGGGCGGACAGTTCCCGGAGGTGGCTGGTAACGGCCTTCACGGACTCCCGGAGCCTGAATTTGCCGGGTGCGCTCCGGGCGATGATCCCTTTGCGGACATAATCGGAAATTGCGCGTTCGGACACGCCCAGCCAGTCGGCAAGCTCCACGGCTGAAATTTCAGAATCTGAATTGCGGCTAACGGAAGTCTGAATCATTTTGCTGCCCTGATCGAAATAAAGGGGCTCAGCGTCCCCCCAACGGCCACCCCCTGAGAGGGACCCGTTGATTCAGACTCTGAGAATGTCGGAGACGCGCCCAGCATCGGGACCGGGAACACGGGAACGGGTCTAAAGACCCCGTTCCCGTTCCTTCCCGGCCCACCGACGCAGTGCTCAGCGGGTATTCTCGGGTAATTCCCGCCCGTTCCCGTTATTCCCGGCCCCACGGTTCGCCCTCCTCATCGTCAAAGGACTGAATCAGGATCGGCTTGACCGCGACCCGGCCATCATCGCCAAGCGTGATCCGCCCGGCGGCGGCCAGCTTCGTCCGGGCATAGTTGAACGTGCGGCGGCGGCTGTCCCGGTCCTCGTGTTGCGAGACCCGGCGGCCATCAACGCAAGCGTCCCGCCAAACCTCATCGGTGACAGGATCGTCCCCGGCCTCCAGTTCGGTGAGGATTGCCAGCGCCTCCCGGAGCGCGGGCGGCAAGGGTTTCCCCCGTGGCGCGGTCCCGGCTGGCAGTTCGTCCACGATTGCGGCGGTGATCGCGTCGCCGTCCTCATCCCGGCCCAGTTCCTCCGACGCCACGCGGAACGCGATGTCGAGGTCCGGCGGCCCGTTGCGGTTCTTGCTGAGCCTGCCCCGGATAATCCGTTCGCTGTCCGCCGGGAGAAGCTGGAGCGCCACGTCCAGCGCGCCGTTCAACACGCTATGGCCGCGCGGGGTCGATCCCTCCGCCTTCGTGCCATGGTGGATCAACACGACAGCCGCCCCGTGGCACGTCAGCGACCGCGCAATGCGGACAACCTGATTCATGCTCTGGGCGTCGTTTTCCTCCAGATCGCGGAACGCCATGGCGAGCGTGTCGATAAAAATCAGCGCCGGGCGGACCTCCTCCACGGCGTCACGCAACGCGGCAAGGTCCGGGCTGTCCTCCTCCAGCAGGTCGGTCACGCCGTCCACGACATAGAAGTCCGGGGCGTCGCCATCCCGGCGGCGGAGGGCCGCCACGCGGTTCTTCATGCCGTGGGCGTCCTCCGCCGCGACATAGAGGACCTTGCCCGGCTTCGTCCGCAATCCGAACACGGACTCGCCGCGCGCGACATGGTAGCCCAGATGCGGGGCAATGGTGGACTTGCCGCCGCCGGGCGCGCCGAAAATGCAGGCGACATCGCGCGGGGCGATCAGGCCCTTTATGACGTACCCGCGCGCCGGGGCGTTCGTGCAATCGGCTGGCGTTAGAAGCTGGAGCCGGGAAGGCTCCCGTGGTGCGGCGACCTTGGCGTTCCAGCCGTAATCCTTCGCCATGCCGTACAGCGTCGCAATGCTGGTCGCCTTGCCGGTTCCCTTGCCGAACGATTCCCAGACGCGGCGCTGATCGCGGGCGTCATACTTGCTCCCGGCGGCGCTCCATTCGCTCCAGAGCGTGAAGCCGGACTCGCTGCCCCGGAACTCGTTATGCAACGCCATGCCGACGGGTCGCCAGCATCCCTCCCGGTCGTCCCGGACCTCCGGCGGGATTGCCGCAAGCGCGCCCCTGATCTTATCGAGATTCGGGGTAGGCCAGATGTCCAGATCGTCGCCGTCATCCTCCGGGGCCTCCAGCAGCGCGGGCGGGACGAACATGAAATGGTCCGGGTCAATGGCAGCATAGGGCTTGCCCCGCTTGTCGAGCGCGCCCGCGTCCAGCCGGTCCAGCGTGTCGATCCCGGCCCCGTCGATCTCCAGCGTTTCCGGGACCGTGCCGCCCTCCACGCCGCCGTAATAGTAGCTCTGAGACAGGGCGAAGGACTCCGGTGCCAGCGCACCGCCAAGGACGCCCTGCAACCGGGCGCAAAGGCGCTCCCGATGCTCCGGGGACATGGACCGCGACAGGGGCGCAAGAACGCGCCAGCGGGGCCGCTCAGGCGTATGCGACGGGCTGGTATAGATCAGGGCCGCGATTCCGGCCTGCCGGAGCCGCTGGGCGGCCTCAGCGGGCGTCAGGGTTCCCGCGTCATGGTCGCCCTCAATCCCGTCTATAGCGGTCACGTTGCCGTTGTGGCGCAATGACCCTTTCCGGCTGGGCAAGTCCCCGAACGTCGCCAGCTTGAGCCACGGCAGCCGGTCCTTGCGTTCGGCCCGGCGCTCCACGATTTTCGGGGCAAGGCCCCTGAGCGGGACTAGGTGCCGGAAAGCCCGTCTAGCGCCCGCGTCATTAAATCGGGTGAGGGTGATTTCTCGGTCCAACGGGCTTGCCGCTGAGGGGTTCGAGTGGTATTCAGATACCGGTCTATCCGGGGGTTCGGCATAGCTCTGGTTGGACTGTAGAAGTACGGGATCGCCGCTCCGGGGACCATCCGGGGCGGCGTTTTCCTTTTCGGCTGCTAACACGCAATTCGCACGCAACATATGCAAAAACCTTACTTTTGCGTGCCAGTTTTGCCAGCTTTTGCGCGACTAAGCCGTTGTTTTTCCTTAAGTTCTGTTCCCTTGCCAAGGTTGGGGTCGAGGGTTCGAATCCCTTCGCCCGCTCCAAATCTTTGGATTTGTCGAACCATCTGAAATTTAACGAGAAAAACAGGCCATTTTGGCCTGTGTAGGTATTGTGCAGAAAAATTTGCGGAATCGCCTGCGCGGACAGGCGCGAGCATATGCGCTTTTGCGCCGCAATGCGCCCTTTGAAGCGGCCTGTCCTGTAACTGGGTGACCTGATTCGAGTGGGCATCCCCCCAGCCACAAGATGTGCCGCGCGAGCGGGAACGCGGCTCCGATCTTTGGAAACGACAGGTCCTTTTCCGGCGCGACCGTAGGGGACGCGCCGCCCATCAGGGGTGGGTCGGGCGGGATAAGAAAATAGCCGCCGTCATCATGACGGCGGCTCCGCCACAGGCCGGAGGATTTTCCCTCGGGCGCTTTGTTGTCAGGCAGCTTGCTGCATCTCAGATGACTGCAAGCCGCCCAGATAATCAGCGGCGCGCTGCGCATGCGCGGCGGCGCTGAAGATGGCGCGTTTGTCCTCTTTCAGCACCTTCAGCCAGTTACCGATATAGGCGGCATGCTCGGCGCGGGGTTCGGGGCTGATGGCGAGATCGGCGCAGATGAAGGCTGCGCCAAGCTCAGCGACAAGTTCCTCCATCGCATAGCCTGCATCGCCCCAGCGCTTGCGGCCAAAATCACGATCCAGACGGCCCTTGCCCTTTGTCCAGTGGGTCATCTCATGCGCCAAGGTCGCATAGTATGCCTCGGCCTCGCGAAAGGCTTCAAATGGCGGCATCTGAATCCGGTCCTCGGCGGGGCTGTAAAAAGCCCTGTTGCCGCCGTGGCGGATGTCCGCGCCGGTCGCGGCAAAGAAGCGCTCGGCGGCGTCAAAGCGCTTCACGGTATCAGCGGGGCGCTCGGCCAAAGCATAGAAGTGAGCAGGTAAGCCCTCGACCTGCTCGACGTTGAACACGGTATAGCCCTTCATGAAGGGAATATCCCGCTCCTGCTCGTCGCCGTTCTCGTCGGTTTCGGTCTTGGTGATTGTGTTGGCGTAAACTACCAGATTGCCTTTCTCGCCCTTGCGGACGTGGCCGCCCAGCTCCTGCGCCTGTTTAAAGGTCATCCAGATCGGGGCGGCATAGCCGCGCTCGCACGCTGCACCCCACAGCATCAGAACATTGATACCCCGATAGGGCTGGCCGTTCGCGCGCAAAGGGCGCGTGATCCTGCCCGCCGCATGTTCGGCGTTCCACGGCTTGAACCAAGGGCGGACGCCCTTTTCCAGTTCGGCCATAATGGCGTTGGTCACTCTCTCATATACATCTGCTTTCATTGCTTTTTTCCTTTGGTCAGCGGGTTGCGCATGCAACCGACTAGCCACGCGGCAATGAGCGGGGGATCTGCTGTCAGGACCGGAAAACGGGCGATGGCGCGGGCCGGAGCGGAGCGACTACACGGTCGCCCGTTTTCCGCCCGAAGGGCTTGGTCTTGACGGCAAGGGGGCGGCACGCCCCGAATGAAAACGGCGGCCAAAGCCGCCGAGAAAAGCTCGCGGCCCTGCCGCATAAAGTGACTGGCTCCCGGCCAGGACGCGCGAGGGATCGTTACCGTAGGGCCGAGACGGTTTCAGCGGCTCGGTGCGCCCACGCATAGAGCCCGATCCGGCGCATGCCGGACGCGCAAGAAATCAGCAAATAGACTTTTAACCCTGCCGATCAGGCTGCGAGCAACTGTCCTGCCGCAACCATCGTATCGGCATCTTCAAGGCCTGTTACACCTTGAATAGACGCGATTTGCGTCCAGCCGTAGGTTGTGCCGACACCGTCACGGTCGATACTCAGAAGTGTATTACCGCCGCTTTCAGAGATTTGGACAAAGTCGGCCAGCACGTCGTTCATCGGATCATAAATGCCATCCAGAACGTCAGCGATGTCGATCACATCACCTTCTCCAGCATTGAAATCCTTGATGATGTCGATGCCGCTATAAGCCGTTGCAGCTTCAAAGACGAAGGCGTCCGCGCCGTCGCCGCCGATAAGGGTATCCGCCCCGGCGTCTCCAAAGAGAATATCATCGCCAAGGCCGCCGTGCAGCAAATCGCTGCTGTCGCCGCCATGAAGCGTATCGTTTCCGCTACCGCCATGGAGGTTATCCGCACCACCCGCACCATTGATGGTATCGTCACCATCCTTCCCGATAATCGTATCGTGGCCGGACGTACCCGTCAGCGTATCGCCACCCGAGGTTCCCCAATTCCAGCTCAAGTGATCTGTTAATGTGGTTATGAAACCATCATCGAACGTCACATTCTCGATATAATAGCTGGAAGCGAAATGCTGGCGCGTAATTGTAATCTCGTCCGTACCACTGTCGACCACAATAACCGCATCGCTTCCTGACTGCGAGGTCGTAATATCATTGATCGTCACGCCATTGCTAATCCATAGCGTATCTGTGCCGCCCCAATAGTCGTAGATGGTATCGAGTCCACTGGTATAGATATAAGTATCGTTACCATCACCCCCATCCATAAAGTCATCACCGGCACCACCGATCAAAGTATCATTACCGGTGCCGCCTGTCAGAGAGTCATCACCATTCCCGCCGTCCAGCACATCGTTGCCGGAACCGCCGTTGATGGTATCATTTCCATCATGACCGTAGATGATGTCATTGGTGGAGCCGCTGCTGAC